CGTATAAACTTTACCGTTAGCAAATGTAGGACTAGGCTCAAGTAACTTGGGTTTAAACTCTTCTATCTTGCTTGGATCTGCCGTTGTGCCTAACTGACATGCCCAACCATCTTCTGATGCATTGTAAATACTAGTTGATTTGTATGGCTCCATCGAAACAAGCACATTAAACGTTGATTGGTCAACGATTGGAATAGGACGATTAATGCTAGATAGGAAAATGTTAATAGCCAAGTCTTTCATTGCGTAGCCTCTACCAGCTAGAACACCTACATTGAATATCTCGCTATTTTTGAAATACTCATACATATACTCTCCAAAAGTTTCTTGAAGGTTTTGTTTACCCCACGGTTCGTCTTTGTATATCATACTCTCTGACGAAAATACTAGTTGATTTTTGTTGTATGGATCCAGATTGCTTTCTAGCCAATCAATTGGATTTCTTTGAAACACAACGTCTTTAACGTCTGTCGTAATAACGTAGCGATAATCGACTTTGTTTAGATGGTTAAAGATATGGAGAAAACGTTCGACATGAACTTTCAGAGTTGACTCGTAAACTAAATTACCGTCTTCGTCTTGATTGAAACCTATCACAGAGAACCCAGCTTCCACAACTTTATCCATTGTGGCTTTATCTGCGTTCATCATAATAAGAACTTTGTCACCAGTAAATCCACACTTATTGACTGAATTTACCCAATACTTAATTGTGTCCCACGTGTAGTTAGTGCTACACCCTATTATCAAATCTTGATTCATTACAACTCCAATAAAAAATAATAATTACATCTTACTTATGTGCTCTTTAAACGATTCTACAGTTACTTTCTGATTTGTTGTTAAAAAGTTTTTCTTACGCATGATAGTCTTTACTCTGACTTCAAATCCTTCACCACGCTTGTATTCGATAACAACTGGAAGATTTAAATCTTTCTGTATATCAACGATAACATACTCACCGTCTTTTTGTTTACGAATTTTTTCAGCTTTACTTGCTTCTATTCGTTTAAACATTTGCTGTAACTCTGCTAGTTTAATACAAGGTTTGTTTCTTGTATCACTCATACGATCACCGAAGTGTCTAGTGAATTCAATGTCAACCCCATACTTATTTAAAAGTCTATCAGCAAACTTCTCTAAGTCTTTTATCTCTTGATATGTATATAGATGACATTCATCCGCGTCTTCTTTTATAGACTGACCTGGAGTATCTTTGGTATATTTTTTAACTAGCTCATCAGAACCGTCTTCACCAGCACCAGCTTTTGATTTGAATTCTTGTTTTTCTAATAAAAAGTCTTTAATATTTTTCATACTAATCTCTTGTTAAATTTAATATCTTTTGAATTTGAGCTTCAATCATAGGACCACGATTTGGCCATTTGATAACTGGCTGGTCTGCTGTCTTCAATAGTTTAGATAGAAATGGTAGTATTAGTTTTTCAACCTGCACTAATCTTTGTTTATACTCTTCTACAGTATCATCTTTTTCGGCAATAACAGCTTGATACTCTTCCTCATCAATTGCGGTGAAACCAAAATCGTCATCACCATACTCAGCCATTACTGCTGATATATCGAATTTCTTATTCATTATTTTGAGCCTTGTGGTATGGGTTCTATAAAATCAATAAAACTTTCTTTCACTAACAAGTCATCATCTTTAACATTTTTCATTTTCTGTGAAATCAGTTTCTTTGCTTCTAGAACTAATGACAAAAATTCAAAAATTAAAGGTATGTCTTTAGCATTATTCCTGTAGAACCTAAGAATTTCAGTCTTTTCTGCTTGTCGTTTATATATCGTAGGAGTTCTTTTGGTTTTTAATATATTTGAATTTAATGTCTGTTCGACCCACTTAACAAACGCATTTGTTAAATTAGGTTCTGTGAGTTTATTTCTTTTGATTGCTGTGTATGTTTTGAACTGATTTTTTAGTGTATCAGAAGTGGATATTCTATTTAATGTTAGTGTGTTTATATCTGAAAGTAATCTAGAAGCTTTCATCAAATTTTCTGATATCGACAGAATATCTTCACGTGTTGCCAATTCTGTTCCTGAAAGTCTTTCTTTTAAAGAATTCAAAACACGCAAGATTTGTTTTGCGCCAACAACACCTTTACCAAATAAAACATCTTCTATATGTTCTATTTTAGGTGTTTTAGTTTGTTCTGATTCTAAAAAAAGCACTCGTTTTGAGTGCTCTTTATGTTCTTTAAATTTGTGCATTAACTATTTATGCATCCAAAAAACTATTCTCGTGGAAATTTAACTACGGATTTAATGTGTTCACATAGCTCGTCTACAGAAGAAACGATAGTTTTACTTGTTATCCAATCACCCTTTTCGGTGCTACCTGTAAATTCTAATGTATATCCGTTATCAAGAATACTTACGCTAACGTTTTCAACACCCTTAACTATATCTTTATAATTATTTTTCATACACTAATCTCCTATAATTTAATACCTTGCACGTTTTTAAATTTATTCTCTTTATTGCCGAATGTATTCAATGGTTTATCGTTTTGACCAGAATCTGATATATCTGTTTGAGCTGATTGCTCGGCATCATATAATCGCATTTTTGACCTATCAACACCCACAACAAATCTTTTAAAATGATTGGGGTCAGAATAACGATTTTTTAATTGCTTTACCATTATTTGACCTAGCTGTTCTAACTCTTCAGTCGATATCAAAGCAAACATAAAATCGGCTGTTGCAGGCAAACCGAACGACTCTGACGTATCTTCAAGTCCAACGTCAGTATTTGAAAAACCTGACCGAGTAGTTTGAGTGGCTGAAACAACAGGCACATTATTCTCTACAGCAAAACCTCTTAACTCTTCCGCAATACTTTTAATGTATGTATATGAATTAACTGAACCACCCTGTTTAATTCTTGATGACGCACATATATTCAGATAGTCGATAAACACAATATCAGGTTTGAAATTCTTCTTTAATTTCAATTCATTAATCAATGCTTTGAAGTGTAATACGGAAGCACCTGCAGTAGGATATTCTTTGATAATCATCTTACCATGAGTTTTTGATTTGAGATTAGCAAATCGTTTTTCATATTCTTGCTTACTAATATTCTCTATATCACTCAAACTAACATTCAGTAGATTAGCATCAATACGCTCAGCAATGCGTTCTTCTGCCATTTCCATAGTGATATACAAAACATTCAAACCTTGAGATATTGATGACGCTGCCATATGACACATGAACATTGACTTACCAACACCTGTACCAGCTAGACATATATTAAGTGTCTTTAGTGGCAAACCACCCTTAGTAATCTTATTGAATAGGTCTAAATCGAACTTAACACGAGATTCTACTTTATGATAGAAGTCGTATCGAGATTGATAATCATCAACATAATCATGTCCAACATTTCTATCAAAAGATATCGCTAGTGCATCTGATAGTAGTTGTGGTATCTCACCTTTAGCTTTGGTACCTGTGCTATCATCGAGTATAGAGACAGATTCCATAATAGCATTATATATGGCTTTATCTTGACAAAACTTCTCTGTTTGTTCGACTAACCATATCTGGTCTGTTGGTTGGTCTTTACGTTTATCAATATCACGTAGTGTTGATACCGCAGACTGAACTTCTTCTTCTGTTCGTTTACTAGATTCTGTTAGATTAATTACCAGAGCTTCGTGTGTCGGTAAAGTTTTATATTTGTCAATAAAACTTCTAACTTCTCTAAAAATATTTTTTTCTGTGTTATCTGTGAAGAAATCTTCTTTTATAAATGGAAGCACTTTTCGAGTGTATTCCTCATTATAAATCAAATTCTTCAGTATCGATAGTTCGAGTCTGTCCATAAACGTCTTCTTTTAATATAAGTTGGGTAAGTATATCACCCATGAGTGTACTGAAGTCATCACATATTGTCAACGAATCAATAGTGTGATTAGCTGGATTAATGATGTTATAACCAAACTGTAGTTTAGCCATAACACCCTCTTCTACAATCTTAGCACTATTATAGTGATAGAGAACATTGATATACTTACCTCTAAGTATTTTAATTGCTGTGAGGTCAGAATCTTCAATGTTCACTAACTCAAAATCAATGCCCTCTTTAATCTGCTTCGTCTTCGAGAACTTCTTCCAGAACAGGATTTTCTCCCATAATATTTCCATAAGATATTTCATATTTTCTCTCTACAAATTCTTTGAATGCTTTATTATCAATCAAACCTTTCCAAAATTCGTCTGTTTGTGTTTTTGCAAATCGAACATTTTCGCCAATCTCACCAGTCTCTTTATCGACTTTAGCATACCAACCTGGTTTTGGTTTAGTTACGAAACCACCTTCGATAGCAACATCAATTAAGCCAGAGTATTTCTGAATACCGCCATCCATAGTTACCGTGATAGGTATTTTTGACTTCTCACGAACATAACGAGACTTCTCAACGTTAATGATAAAGTTATACCCCACTAAATCTGTTCCATCTTTTTCTTGTTGGCGACCTAGAATAAAGATATTATCTGCTGAATAGTAAGAACCAGTGCCACCACCAACAACATCTTTAGCATACATTTCCATAGTTTTGTATGTATGGTTAACTACAATCATAGGTATATCTTTAAGCGATAAGTGTGGAGTTACCATACGGAATAAACTCTTAACTTGCTTTGCTCGAGACATATCAGTGACAGACTTTTGGTCTAAACTATCTTCTACTTCTTTTTTAGAAGCTAAGTTACCGATTGAATCGAGAATAATAATTAATTTATCACCACGTTGAATGTCTTGTAGTTGATTCATGATATCAAACTTTAACTGCTCAATATCTGTAAGCGGTGTATGAATTACTCTGTTCATATCAATCTGAAACGATTCAAAATATTGTTTTGGTGTACCGAACTCTGAGTCGTAAAACAACATCACAGCTTCTGGATATTTGTCCATGTAAGATTTAGCCATTAATAAGCTAAAAGCAGTCTTAAAGTGTTTAGATGGACCTGCCCACATAGTTAAACCAGGGGTCAAACCACCATCAAGTCTACCAGACAACGCAACGTTGACCATAGGCACACCTGTCGTAATCATATCTTTCTCATTAAAGAATTTTGATTTTGCTAGAATAGCACTGTCTTTAATCGTGCTATTCTTTTTAATTTTATCTAATAAACTCATATTTTTATATTCCTTTATCACTAGTTTTAACTTCATTAATAACAGATTGCGACAAAACTATTACCATAATGTGTTTTGTTTCTCTGTGTTCCAACCCATACAATTCAAAATAATTTTAATTGGATCCAGAAAGGTCTTTTCGAATTGTGTATCATAGTCAATATATTGCTGTATGTCAAACTCTTTCGGCAATCT